CCAAGTTGTAAGTAAAGCCATGACAACTCAAGAATTTGGTGAGTTTTATGCTAAATTTATTATTGCATGGAATACTAAAGAGCATGAAAATTAGTCCAATACAAACAAGAGTTTATAAAACTATTGACGGTTATATTCAAACCGTTGATAAAAAAATCTTAAGTAATGGAAATAAAAGCAGAACTTTTAAAACCTTATACAGACGAACAAAGAATATCTTTTATTGTTGAACAGAACCACAGAAATGGTTATACAATAGAAGAACAAGAAGATAAACTTGTTGCTTTGGGGTATACAGAAGAAGAAATTGAAGAACAAAAGATAGAGCATATTAAACAACTTACTTGTACTAAACGAGTATTTGCATTGATGCTAAAAGAGTTGGGTGTACCTTATAGCCAATTAAAAGAACTTATAGCAAGCAATGAGGATGCACAACTAGAGTGGGATTTATGCGTTGAGTTACTTAGAGAAAACCCAATGTTAGATTTAATGGCAACTAAATTAGGTATAACATCTGAACAGCTAAACGCTTTATTCTTATACGCTAATGGTGAAATATCTAAAGATGATTTTGAATTATATAAACCAAAGAAAGAGGAAGAAGTAGATGGTAGTGAACAAGATATCGTTACTGAATAAACAAATATCATTTACAAGGAGACCAGAAGAATATAATAGAAAGGTTGGAGAGGTAGTAATACCTCTTCCTCCTACTATAGATAGTTTTGTAAAGGTAAACAAATGAGTTATAAGTCTTCTGTAAAGAAAAGTTTTAATAGACTTTTAGATATAATAAAAAACAATTTAATAATAGGGTATAAACGTATTGGTATTAAATTTACTTGGAGGTTTTAATTATGTGGTTAACTGATAAGGGTGAAACTATTCAATCTCATTTACCTAATAAAGTAATAACACTAACTAATCAAATATTTATAGATAATGAAACAATATATTTAATACCTAAGCTAACTCTAACAGATAATTATTCTATACCTTTTGGTATTAATAAAGATAAATATGATATTAGACCATCTCATCTACATGATATAGCTTGTTACTACCATAAAGTAATAGTAGTTAACTTAACTGTAGATAAGGTATATAATAAATATTTAGATTTAGTAGATGGTAAAGTTATCTGTAAAGATGTACCTAGTAAATATCTTAAAGTAGTAGATGTTAACTTTAAAGAATGTAATGATTTACTAAAGAAAGGAATGGAAGGATTATATACTATTCCTAAATATATTACTAAGTTATTTAGATTTGCTGTTAACTTTAATATTAATTGGTTACATACTGGTAAAAAGAATATAGATTTAGATAATCTATATATTAAATACTTACCTACTTGTAATATAATATAAATATAATTATATATATGTTATAATATAATATATATATAATATAATGTTTCCCTCCCGGGAAACCAAAGAACATTAACATGTTCATTATATCATAAAATTTTTAATAAGTCAAGAGTTGTTACAAAAATTTACAATAAGGGTAAAGAAAAGTAATGGAAGATACAGAAATATTAATTTACAACGAGCTAATGAATTTAAGAAAAGATTTCAAAGACTATAGAGAATCGATAGAGGCTCGTGTAAGCTCATTAGAGAGGTTTAGAAACAAGATAATGGGTGTTATGGTAGCGATAGGTGTATTCGCTAAGTGTTGTTGGGATTACATAATAGAAAAGGTGGTATAAGATGGATTATAAACAAATTATTAAGAATATGATATACAACTATGGAGTACAAAATCCTGCTATGTATAGACAAGGATGGGGTCCAGTAGCAGAAAGTGGAGTTAACTACGGTACTCTTGGTCAAGTAGTACAAAACCTATACGGACAAAATGCTTTATCAGATTTACTTAACAGAAGATATTTAGAAAATCAAAATAGAAATCTACAAAACAATCCATTAACTTATTTACCAATAGACTAGGAGGGACTATGGCTAGTTTAACAAAGATAGCTATCCATTGGACAGCAGGCGTTTATACGCCTAACGCTACAGATAAACAACATTACCACTTCCTTATTGATGGTGATGGTAAAGTTATTAAAGGTACTCATAAACCACAAGACAACGAGAACTGTACTGACGGTAATTACGCAGCTCACCTAGGTGGTGGTAATACAGGTACTATAGGTGTTGCTATATGCGGTATGTATAGTTCTAGTTATCCTATTAAAAGAGTACAACTAGAAGCATGTTGTAAACTTATAGCAGAGTTATCTAAACAATACTCTATACCTATAAAGAATACAACAATCTTTACCCATAGTGAATTTGGTGAACGCAATCCTCATACCACATCAAACGGTAAAATAGATATAGATAAGCTACCTTGTATAGCTCTCTATACTAGAAAAGAATGTGGGGATTGGTTAAGAAATAAAATTAATTGGTATAGAACCAAATTATAATAGAGGCTACTAGGAGCCTCATAAACACTCCTTAAAATAATTTAAATAAAAATATATATAGACAATAATAAAGACGGCTAGAAATTAATCTGAGCCGTCTATTTTTTTATTTATAGTTTGTTTGATAAAGTATAATCGAGCAAGTGCATTAAATGCTATATGAGCTGCATGGAGATAAGTACTCTCATCATCATACATTTCTTTTTCTTCAGCAAGTAGATGTCTCAACATAGCATTTGTATATCTATCTTTGCCGTTATCTACTTTCTTCCAATTAGACTTCTCATATTTGTTAGCTCCGAATTCCCAAACCTTACAAAGTTCTTCCATTGGTATAGTGAAGTCTATAATCATCTCTGCTAGTCTAGGTTTACCATTATCAAACTTAATACCATTAGTCAAGTAACTACCCTCCCATTAAATACATACAATATGTCTTGAAGAAAAGTAGGGGAATAACCCCTACCTACTCTTCCTTTTCTCTCTTCTCGCTATCAACTTTCTTTAATACAAACTTAGGTGCTTTAGGGTTTTGTTGATGTTGAGGGAATAAGATATACTTATCTTCTTTAGTTAATTGGAAATGGTAATATGGTTTACCACTAGCACTAACCTTACCCCATACTGCAATACATCCTGTATCATCAAACAATTCTGTAGTATCTTTAATCATTATTCTTCCTCCGCATTAGTTATTGTATTCAAAACCTTCTTAGCTTGCCTAACTATATAGGTAATCTTCTTAACTATCTCATCTATTCTGTTAATAGCTTGTTGCATCTTAACAACCTGTTCGCTGTTAACAAAGACAACCTTTGCATCTACAATAAATTTCTTTAGCTTATGATAGTCATTAGCCAATCTAATAATGTTTAGTAAACCCATCTATACCTCCTATCTGTTTACCTTGTTCATGTACGCTAACTCTTTAGCATTTTTACATTGCCAGTAATAACAACATCCATCTTCTACATCTAGTGAATCATTAATGATATAGCTTTGCCCATATTCATCACTATCAGCTAGATATCTAAAGCATGTTAGCTTCTTACCACAATCTTTTCTTTCGCACTTACTGATATCAACCATCGAATATTCCCTCCAGTTCTTTTCTCCTGCGTACAACATCAGTTCTATTTATATATTTCTCTAATGCAGTTCTATCTGAATCTTCTAATGGATATATAGCTAATATAAGCTTAAGCCAGTTGAGTACATTCTTGCTGTTTATCTCTAATGTCAAGTTTCTTTCCTCCGTATAGAGTTATAACTCCATCATTATAATCATCTTTACCTAGTATCTTAGCACAGTTATAAACAAGTTCAAACGTCTCTATGCCTAATCCTTTATCTATATAAAGTTGAGCTATATCATCTTCGGTTATACCATCTAATAACATCTTATCAGCTGTAATCTTTCCTATACCTGGAATACCATCATACCCATCGGTCTTATCTCCGATAAGTAATTGCCTATTAAAGTTTGCTTTAGCTTGTTGTGGAGTTACATATCTTAGTACGTCATGATAGCTATCGTATATCTTACCAGAAAATGTACGCAAGTCTTTATCTATTGATACAACTACGTTATCTTTGTTTTCTTCTAGTAATATTCTACAAGTATCATCTGCTTCTAAGCAAGGAATATAACACATTGGAAATTCTTTAAAACACATCTCTCTTATCTTATCCAACATGATAGGCTTAGCTTGTTTCTTTCTATTAGCTTTGTAGTTAGGATTAACTTGATATCTAAAGTTAGAACCAATACCACCAGTAACCATAACATACTCGTTACATCCACATTTAACAGTTAGTTCTTCCATTGTATTCTTAAGATATTCTCTAGCTGTATTAATGTTATAAGCTTCATAGTAAACACCATCAGATATTTCTACTAGCTCTTTACAAGTTAACGCAGCTTTGTATAAATATGTATCAGAATCAATAATAGCTTTACTCATGTTCTTTCTTCTCCTTTTCTAAAACATCATCACATACTTCTATTAGATGGTTAACTATATTCATACGTTGTTCCTTTAATAATATATCAGTATTATCTATAGGTACTAACCACTCTAACAATCTTCTATACGACTCTAAACATTCTTGAATATTATATACATTCATTGCGTTAATCTTACACATATTATAATTCCTCCTTGAATTGATTATACACCATCTCAAATAATTTGTCAATACTATCTTTATTAAAATCTAAAACTTCTATCTCTACTCTAGGATTTTCTTTGTCTATACCACATCCCATAAATACAACCAATGGGATATAATCAGTATTATCATCTGGTAGTTTGCCTAGTTCAACGAACGCATCCTCAAAGAATTTCTCGTGGATACTACAAACATTACCTAAATCGTATGAGCGTTTGCTACCAGCATATACTTTATAAACACATAGAACTTTTTGCTTAACGTCTGATTTATTTATTTGTTCTTCCATATGTTCTTTATATCTAATCTTACAGGAATTAAGTACCCTGTAATGAGTATTACGATATTGGTTTAGATTTAATATAAACTTACTAACTTTGTATTTGATTATACTTAATGGCGATATAAACTTCATCTTATTTACCTCTCAATTTATTTAATACTTGAAGTGTTGTTATTCCTATAATGGATAACAATATAATATAAGTAAAGAATACTAGGAATACTTCAAATATCTCAGCCACGTTTCCTCCAATCTCCACACATTATACCAGTGTAGTCTTTTAAAAATTCTTTCTGATTACTATACCCATAAGTACATACTTGATAATCATCAAATACAAATGCTATAGTATAACAATCATCTCCCTCTATGTGAGGGGTTATCTCTATTACTTTATCCCAATCAACATCTATATTCATACTCTCTCCTATACATATGTAGTTAATATTTTACTACCAAAGAAATCAATAATTACAGTTGCAAATATTACTACAACACATCCTAATAAAAAGTCTCCTACGTCCATCTAACCTCCTACCATACTAATCTGTTCGGAGAACTTAACTTTGCCTGCGTTCCAACACATCTTAACATCTCTATTGTTAACTCCTCCTCTATTTTTTCTAACCAACAACTCTGCCTCTCCCTTTGTTGACGGTTCATCAGGATAGTAGAACTCATTACGATATACAAACATAACTACATCTGCGTCTTGTTCTATAGCTCCACTCTCCCTTAAATCACTCAACATAGGACGCTTATCTTCCCTAGCTTCTAATGCTCTGGATAATTGAGATAAGACTATTATAGGTACTTGATACTTAATAGATAAGTTCTTTAGCTCTCTACTCATTTCAGCTACTTCTGTTTCCCTTGTCTTACCACTACGAGCTGATGGTGATAATAGCTGTAGATAATCTACTACAACTAAATCACAACTACCTCTAGTAGATTGTAAATTAATAATAGATAATTCTATATCACTAACTTTACAAGGTGTTTTTGTTTCGATATACAAGTTAAGACTATCAAGATATTTCTTTTGTTCCTTAACTAATTCTATCTGTTCATCTGTAACTGTACCACTATTGACTTGAGATATATTAACTCCAGCTCTACCAAACATAATTCTCTGTGCATATTCTTTCTTTCCCATCTCCAAAGAAATGAACAACACATTCTTATATTTTGCTATATGTTCTGATATATTCATAGCCAATGCTGACTTACCCATTGATGGTCTAGCACCTATAATATACAGCTTACCTTTTTGTAGTCCACCTAAAACATAGTCTAGGTTATGGAATCCTGTTTTAATCCCTATACATCCTTTATCTCTACTCTCGTATAAGTCTTTGATAACATCTTCACATCCTGTAGATATTGTATCTAACTTATCCCCATCCATATTACCAGTTATTATATTAGATATCTTACTACAATAATCCATACAAGTTGTATTGATATCTATAGACTTATCAACTTCTGTTTTAAAATCTTCAACAATAGATGATATCTTACGATAAGTAGTTTGTTTAATAACCTCATCCACAATCTTCTTAGTATACCTAGATGATTGAGAGTTTAAAGCAAGGTTATTAATAACGCTTCTACCACCTATATCTTTTAGTTTATTTGTATTTAATAATCTATTACTAACTGTAACTATATCTACATCAACCCCAAGATTATATAAGTCAAGTATTGATTGATATATCTCTCTGTATATACCTTTAGGTACATCATCTATATTAATCTTTGTTGTTATATAAGGTAGTGTATTACTATCTGTTAAAGCTATACCTAACATATCCTCATATACGTCATTGTTAATCTCCATTACTCCTCCAGTTACCAATTACTTTTAGTATCCTTTTGTTAATACAAGTACATTTACAGGTTCTACAATCTCCACCTACAAGACAAGCCTCTGTACATATTTTTTCTACACCCTCTATTATATTTCTTAACTTTTTATTTTCTTCTTTTAGATTCCAATAAGCCATGTTTTTGCACCAACAACAATCACCACTTTTACCTTGTTCGCAATCTTTAATATCCATTATTTATCCTCTAGTTTTATTAATTTTTTCATAACATATGCCTCATCCTATATAACATTATCCATATTACTATACCTAATATTATTATTTCTATAACACATCCTAATGTCCACCCAATAATAAAATCGACCATTAACAATACTCCTCTTGTTCAAGTCTAGTAACCGTATTACATCCTATATACATTTTATTTATATGGGTATTGTTTGTTATATAGTGTCGGTTTAAAACCCTACCAGTAACCAACACATCACACCCATCATACATCTCGGAATTAATATAATCAGCTAATGCTCCATAAGCTATACATCTTATATTAGTTGTTTCTGTTGATGTCTTATCTGTACGGAAATAATTATTCTTTAATGTGAATTTAGTACAATTAATAGTAGTAGATGTTGAGTATTCTATATCAAACATCTTACCACTAACAACACAATAGTTCATACTATCTCCTTTAAAATATAACTACACCAACGGGGGAAGCGTCCCGTTGGATTTTATAAGATTATGTTTTGGGGAACACACCTTTAACTTATACTTCCGTAATACAATCGTAGCTATATCTTCTATCTTTTTTATTTTCTATATAATATTTAATCATCTTATCTAATGTACTATCGTACTTATATAGATGACGATTAGTAAAACAAGGTAATCTATAAGGAGCAAATACATATCTGCTCATCATGTCATTTATATACTGGTATGATTTACCATACTTCTCTGATAAGAATTTAGTCGTTACTTGTTTCATGTTTCTTTATCCTTTCAAATAATACTTCTTTAATAAATCTTCTTGATAAACTTAGATGTGGTATCTTATATGGTACATAGTCATTTATCTTAATGAACTCATCTAATCTAACACATGCCTCATTAACAACATCAACACCATACTTATCTACCAACTCTTTGTATTTGTTTTTATTAACCGTAAACAAATCAAACTTAATACTATCACCTGTTACATTCGGTTCACCCATTGTATACTTCCTCTTGCTAGGAGCTAACTCATCTAACTTAACTCTTAAGTCATATACATATAGTATTAAATCATTAATTAAATATCTTATAGTTTTTAATTCTTGTTCTGTGTTCATGTTTAATCCTCTTTAATAACAACCTCGCTTGTTGTTACCTTGTATTCATGTAGAGAGTTTAAAAAATCTTCTAGGCAATAATCATATCTTCTATATTTATTATCATCTATTTCAAATTCTATTTTTATCTTCATAATAATTACCTTTATAAAATGCAAGTTAAGTTGTGTCCGTACATTTTGCAGGCTGTATCTTACATCGGAACTTGCAACCCCTACCCTCGGCGCCTATTCTCAGTTCTATAAAAAGGTGGTATGTTTCAACCACCATACATAAGGAGTTTAAGACAATGACAACATGTCAATCCCAAATCTATCTAACAAGTATTTAACTTCGCTATCATATGCACGCAACTCTTTTGGTATGCGTTGTATATATCTCTTAGCTTTCCATGCAGTATCAATCTTGCTATTAAACTTTAAAGACTTATCATCAGCGGGGTAGAGCTGATAATATTTTCTCTCTACCCAACCTATAAGCTGTCGGTAATGAGATAACTTTTTGGTTATCGCACTACCTTTTTTCTCTAACCACTCGTTAAGTATCTCGATACATTTATCTGTTTTATCTTTCCCCCATAACCACACTAACTTATTGTATTGACCAGTAGTTAGTTCAACTAACCCATTTTTTATATCGAGTTTGTCTTTCTTTCCAGTGATTAGATAATATATTTCTTTACACTCGCTATCAGATAATGTTCCTATTAATCCTAACAACATATCTTTGTTTGTGTTTCTCATTTATATTATCCTTTTTAATATCCTACCAACTATAGTATCATCACCAATATAAGTTATATCATCTAGTAAAGGTTGTATATACTTTGTATAGAACTTTCTAAAACCACTATATGTTTTATAATTAAATTGCCAACGATACAATTCTTTGATTGTTATATCTCTATTCGCCTGAGCTAACGTTACTATTAATTCCTGATTGCCATGGAGTAATGTCTCCATAGCCTTATCACTTAATATCCACATAATCACCTCTATACTATTTGCGCTTTACCTTTTTGTATCATAATAGAAGTTGTCCAGTTACATAGATTGTCAACTGGTATAGTTAACTTAGCTTCATCTGCCATATCATGAAGTGTACCATAAACCATTAACATATCAGTAATGTATTCGGTTAAGTTAAACTCTTGCTTAGCAACTGGTTGACTTGTTACTGTTGTATATGTTGGTTTTGTTGGTACAGATTTTACAACTGGAGTTGGAACACTACCCTCAACTGGAAAATCTTTATAAGGTTTACCACTACATTTATTACATACTGTATGACGCCATCCACTAGGGTCTACCTTGCTATAAAATCTACCACCACATTTTTCGCATGTAAATTCAAACATTTTATTCTCCTTTTATTTTACAGTTACATCTTCATAATAACATACTTCATCATAAACCTTGACCCCAACTTCTTTTAGTTCGGTACTCTTACATACATCACATGCAGGGTCAACTCCATCATTTAGTATTACTTCTTTACCACATTTACTGCACTTATATACGATACTGTAATCATCATCAGCTGGTTTATTCTTTTGTGATACAACTCTATCATACCAATCATCATAGCTTTCCTCACCGTACATATCCCATAATTGGTTTTGGTTATATCTTTCATAGTAAACTACTGGTGGTTTAGTTGCAGGTACTTTTGGTTGATATGATTTATTACTATACCATACACCATCATCCCAATAGCCTTTGCTCTCACCAACTATAAAATGTTCACCAGTAACATCTAATATAACTAGCTTGCTATATCCTATAGCCTTATCAACTAACTCTATGAAACTAGGGTTCTTCCACATCTTCCAAGAGATGTTACCTATTACCTTATCTATAAAGTCTTGCGTATCTGTTTTATTTTCTTTATCACCATAACCTGATATAATACCATTATGTATTAACGCCATACGGTTATTAAGTTTAAATGGATGACAATTCTTTACTTCAACTTTACCATGAGTTGCTATCCTAAAGTGTATTAACATTGGTGATGTTTCTTCTACTTCCTTATAGTCATTATAAAAATCTTCAAACTTCATATACTTATTAATATATATTGTATCATCTTTTATAAATGCAAATCCACATCCATCTTTGTTTGAATTATAACATGTTTGTAAAATCTCTTTTGATATTGTTTTATCTTTTGGTTTAAATATTGCTATGCACATACTACTGTATCTCCTACTAATTCCTTATACTCATTACAAATTTTATCTATCATATGTTTTCTATATCTTTCATTAACATAGTTATATACTTTTGTTTCTTTTAGGTCTTCATCCCAAGGTATATCATAACGCATTGGTGTTTTACCCTCTTTGAATAATCGTAAATTTAAATTGATAAGTTGAGAGCTACCATGTTTTACATAAGGTAACAACTCGTCTAGTTTATCTAATGGGATACCATCTATATATTCATAATCAACCTTAAAGACATTTGATACTGGACGTATATCTAAATATCTTTTTATAGATTTTAATTTTTTCTTTAGTATATCACTATCATTTTTATCCTGTAAATAACACATAAAATTTGTTATTGATACATTTTTAATTGACGTATTATGCACAAAGTCTATCATCTTATCTACTAAGTCTATATAAAACATTATCATACCTGGTGATGATGATGTTTTGAACATCCTAAATTCTATAGTGTTTTTGTTCTTTAAGTTTAGAGCTATATGCCTATCAAGACCAGCGCCTTTCATTACTTTATTTAATGAACACGACGAGCCAACACTACAATACCTAGACGCATCATCTACATCTCTAGTTCTACCAGTTATTCTATTTGTTAAGAATAGAAAACTCTTTCTCTCGTCTTGCGTTATATTATATTTATAGTTCAACATATAACTTAACTTATATATATCTATATTAGATATTGATTTCCTATTAACATGAATATGGATACCTGCTCCTTTGTCATGGTTTTTAATAGAGCTTATAGCTTCTAAACCTTTGCTCATCCTATTAATCAATTTTCTTATAGAGCTTTTATCACATGGGTTTGTTACTATCTCAACCCCACTTTCTAAAGAGCTATCTGATTTATTATAAATTAATTTATCTTCATATAAATCTTGAAACAAGTATTTTGCTAACCACCCACTAAGATGGGAAAACTCAATCTCTAATCCATAGTATCTGTTATTCAAATTACCCTGTATATTATTTTTGTTTTGAAATCTTGCAATAGGTTTTGTACCGTACGAGTTCACAATCTCATCATACACTTTACTATCACACTTCATACATACATATCTATCGTGAGACTTTTTAATAAAAGCACCACACTCACTACAATTAACATAATTGCTTGTACATTCTCTACATATTGGTTCATTATCTTCTGTAAAAAATACATCTGATATAGATATTTCTTTACCACAATCCTTACATATAAAATTCATCACCATATTTAAATACCTTTCTTGTACTTAATTAATGTTAAGAAAAAGGGGGAAATTAATCCCCCTATATTATGACATTATCATGAAACTACTTTACACAAATCACTTCTGTATATTCAAATACTTCATAGCCATTATTAATTTTATCTTCAATAGCTTCCTCTACACTTTCATATCTTTTTACTGGTTTAGCAGTTGCTTTAGCAGGGTTCATGCGTACCCAAATATGGAAGCCTTCTGTATCTCTTGCTAAAATAAAATCACCTTTCTGACCTCTTAGCATATAGCCTTTTGAGTTTGATAACTCATCTGTGAATACTACATTTTCTCTTTCATCTCTAATTAATACTTGTCTCATAACTTTTTTCTCCTTTCTCTTTTTTAAAGTTTTGTAATTTCTCAAGTATAAATTTTAATTCGCTTGTCGTACATTGTCTTAGAAACTTTACATCTCCATATCTTTCTATATATTTAGATGAATTTATTCCCTCATGTTTATTTATTAATTCTACTACCGTATCAATAATATCTGTGCATATATTATTACCTCTATAAGACATAATCCTACGACCTATTGGTGATGTATCCATTGTATATCCACCTCTCCAATCAGTCTTTCTAGGTGCATTGTCTCTAAGTTTTATAAGTTCTTCTGCTACGGATATTGCACTACATGGTCTAAATGAACAGTCAAAAGAATTAAAATTATCTCTTATTCTAATAAAATCTACTTCTGCATTTTTTATATAATGTATCTTATGGCCACTTAACCATATCGTTTCATCTATTAAATCTGTCATTTTATCACCTCATCTATAAACTCTAACTGTTCTACTGGTACATTAGCATAAACTGGTTTATCCATTTTTAATGTTTCAATATGGACTACTTGTATTTGTAGTGCTATGTTCCAAGCTATCAATCCAAATATTGCTAGTCTATTAAATAATAATTGACAATTAGCACGTCTAAATTTTTCCATTACGTATATCTTCAAGTCCTTCATACAATTTCCTTTCACTTTTATATCCACCCATATCATAAAATACAGTAGATATATTACGTACATCACACCAAGATTTTAAGTCTTGTTTATATATTGTTTGTATATGTCCTTTACTATCGTGGATTAAATCAAAACCCCATGTTTCCTTGTAGGTTCTTTCTGTTGTTTGTATTTCAACGGAAATCTCTTTACCTATGTCGTCATAACTTATTACTTTAAAACTTTCTAGTTGCTCTTTCATCTTAAAACATCCTATTATTATTGTTCAACTCTGTCATAAATTCATCATGTGGTATTGTCCTTGCTGGTAATCCAACATAATTCCTAGCGATACCCTTGTGTTTGGATGTTGTAACCGAATACTTTCTGTCGGTGTAGAGTATCTCATAGTCTTTAATTATTCCTATAGGTGTGGAATAACTACCGATAATTTCACCATCTAACCACAAACTTTTTGTAGTATTTAGGTATTTTTTCATGATAATCTGCCTTTCTTAGCAACCGTAGATTGCTATACGTTGTGCTACATCTATAATCTTATTCTTTTGTTTTATTCTGTTTCTACATTTTTCAACGAGTTGATTGTATTCCTTGCGTTGCTTGTCATGTTGTGCAAGTAATCTTTTTTGTTGGTTTACTTTTTCATTGATAATCTGTTCTACCAAATCCACATTACGAGGATTTACAATAGATTGTAATTCATTAATAGACATATTTTTCAACACGTCCTTGTCAACTTTACCGTTTTTCAACAGTCGTTTTTTGGCTCTACAATTAACATACCAACCGTTTTTAAATGGTACATAATCATAGTTAGATAAATAGTTTTCTACAAACATTCTTACCTACTTTCTATTAAATTGTTTAGTCAATTTGTTTTGTTTACTCTTTCATTGTATCATAAATAATTTAATTTGTCAACTACTTTTTTAATTATATTTTAAAGGTTAGAATTACTTTTAAAGAATACCTATATATTTTACTATTTTATAAAATATAATATACATAGTTATTAATTAGATTATTTAATTATCAATTAATATTGTAATCCGATTGACTACTCTTATATAATACCATAGTATTTTTTATTTGTCAATAGGTTGCTTTAAAATTAATTAACAAAACTTAATAATTAATATAACTTAACAAATACTTTACATATAATATATTTATACTATAATAATATATTTTATTATAAATAATATATTAAATAATATAGTATTATATATATAATATATTATATATTACTATATATAATATACTATATATAATATATACTATATAGTATATAATAATATATATAATATATAATATATATATTATATATTATATTATATAATATACTATATACAACAATATATTAAATATAATATATTATATATATAACCCTATATATAATAATATACATATATATACTATATATTATATTATATATTATATATATATATTATAACCGTATACCCTACCCCAGAGGGTAGGTACTACTACGGGAAAATAAATAATAGGGGTTAACCCCGTTATCATTATATCGGCTACCTTATATTTGTTAACAATATTATCTATCTCTATATTAAATATTGTTTAATATTAAATATTAATATATTGTTTAATAAATTAAGGTAGGTGATATATATGGGGTGGGGATAATTAAAAGATTTAATCTAAGGTATCTAGAAGAGCCAGGAAGATGGGTTAAATATAAATTTGGTATAAGTTATCATATTAATATATATAGTATGTTAAATAGCCTTCTATTATCCTTAGAATTAATATATGGTATAAAGTATTGATTTTATTATAGTTTACAATATATGTTAAGAAATGTTAAAATACTAGGGGTTGAAATTTTATATGTTTTTTATTTGTTTATGGTATGATATAAGTACTTTCTTTTTTCTGGTTTTTCTTTATTTCCAGAAGAGAGTATTAAACAATATATATTAAATAGTATATATATTAAACAGTAGGTGTATTAAATAGTAAGAATAGTATATTAAATATATTAAATAGTATATTAAGTTATATTAAGTACTATAGTTGAAATATAGTATGTTTTTATTATAGTATATGGTATAATAATTATATAATGATTAAAGAATTAATTAAGTTTTTCTTTTTTAGATTACCAACAATAATTCTTAATAGTATTTGTTTTATAGTATTTGATAATTCAAATATTATAGCAGTTACTTATGAGTTGGGTAAAAGAAGAAAGAAGAAGAAAACTAAAGATAAAAGTAAATATTTAAAAGAATATTTAAAAAGATGTTACAAGCAAGTTAACAAAGAGGAGGGTTAAAATGTTATTGCAATTAGCAGAATGTGTTAGTAGTTTAGATAGTGGGTTATCTTTATCAATTAATAAAACTGATAGCCTATATACTTTTAAAGTAGTTAGTGAAGATATTGGTGATATGTATAGTTTTTCTTCTACTAACTCTTATGAATGTTTTGATAAGATTGTAAAATATATAGAAGCAATGAGTGATGCTGATAAGTTTGTTAGCTTAATAAAAGAAATAGAAACTATTCCATTGGAGGCATAATGTTACCCAATACGGAAGAGTTATATAATTGGTGGAATATAAGTGGAAGACCTAATAGGGAGAAGGTTAGAGAATGGGAAGATAAATTACTTCCAGCTAGTAAAGGTTTGATAGAATCCTTACTCCCTTATTTTTCTTCTAAAGTAAAATCTAATGGATTGATATATATCCCTACAGAAGAAGATAAATCAGAAACTTCAATGGTTATTACTTCTGATTGGCATATACCTTTCCATGATGTAGATTGTATAAAAGTATTTACAAATTTTCTAAAAGAATATCAACCTGATGAGTTGGTACTTAATGGTAATATAAATGATTGTAGTGCGTTCTCTACTCATCCAAAGATTAGAGAGATAGCTCAAACATTTAGAACTGCCAAGCAAGAAAGAGAGTACTGGTTTCCTATAGCAGAGTACTTAAGAGAGATATTACCAAATGCTAAGATAACCTATATTGGTTCTCAATGCCATGAAGGTTGGATAGATAAATGGACTGCACTATCTCCAATACTTATAGAGGATGATAACTATACTATAAAGAACTGGTTTAAGCTAGATGACTTTGGTATAGATTATGTTAGTGAAGTATATGATCCGCTAGGTGATTCTACTTTCTTAATATCTCATGGTACTATAGCAAGAGGTAAATCTGGTGCAAGTGCTATGGCTTCTATAGAAATGGAAGGTACATCTACTTGTGTAGCTCATACCCATAAGCTTAGCCAAGTATTTAAAACAAATGCTGTTGGAGAAATAGTTGGTTTAGAAAGTGGATGTATGTGTCAAAGAACTCCATGGTATCATCTTAAAGGTAGAAGGTTAATGATGGATTGGCAACAAGGATTTGTATTAGCCAACTTTAAAGGAAACTCTTTCTCTACTAGCTGTGTTCCTATTATAAGAGATGGAGAAGATAATCCTTACTTCTGGGTAGGAAAGGATAGATATGGAAGTAGAGTTAGATAACGAAGACTTTAAAACTGTATATATAGATAAGGATGATATTTGTATATATTGTGAACAACAATATGGATGTCCTCTAATAGAATGTTTATCGAATGGACTAGTTGAATTAGTCGAGCCTATAAGAGTTACTGATTGCGAACATTTTGTTAGATTTGATAGCCTATAAGTATTAAGAGCTGGGCAATGATATACCCTCCTTTCTCTAAATAAAGAAAACTAAAAAAGAAATTGTTTAGGTTAGCCCAGCCGCCTAAACCTTTATGGAGACATATGGGATATAACGAATTAGATGATGGATGTAAAAAGTTTATAGATAGATATCTTACAACACTAGACCCTACCTCATCTGCAATAGAAGGAGGGTTTGATAGAAAGAATGCTAATAAGATAGGATTAGATCTATTAAGTAGAGAAGATATAAAAGAAGCTGTCAAAGAGAGAAGGAAAGAACTTAACTCAATGATAGAGTCTATAGAATTCGAGAAAGAAGATTTAATAAGAATATATTGGGATATGTTTAATGATGCAAAGAAGAAAGGTAAACTTTCTGATGCTAGAGCTATCCTAAGTGATATAGCTAAATATAATGGAGTTAATCCAGATGAAGTTAAGAAAGAGATCGCGGTATTAAACTTTAACCTTGATGGTAGTAAGATTTAATTCCAAGGTCTGTCACGTTATAAAATGTAGCCTATATCGGTTGCAGCCTATAACAAGAGGTAAGGCTAGACACCCTCTATAAATAATCTAGCCCAGATAGCGGAGTAGAGCAGATGGTAGCTTGCTGGGTTCATACCCCAGAGGTCAAAGGTTCAAGTCCTTTCTCCGCAACCATTTACGCGGTTTAGAGGTACGTCACCTAGGTATATACGTACCCAACAGAAATGTTTTACTGCGTATATACTGGAATGATGTAATTGGTAGCATAACACTCTCCAAAAGTGTTTGTCTGGGTTCGAGTCCTAGTTCCTTTGCCATTTTATAAAACGTGGGACGATACAAGGCTATGTGATATTCACACCTCAAATGGTATTGATAGTGAAACGTGCACTTAGTAACTATCCACAGGTTTTCTAGTTTACTGGCGGTCGTGGGTTACAAACTAGACTAGCGTTGCTAGTACGGAGGATAATGGGATATAGTTATAATTTATTACCAGCTCAAGTAGAGTTCTTACAATTAGGAACTCATGAGAGCGATATAGATGTAGCTCTTTACCAAGGAGGATATGGAAGTGGTAAGACGTTCTCTGGTAGTTTACTTGGTATCATCCTTTGTCTTCGCTATCCTGGGATTCGTGGATTGGTTGGTGCTCAAACGTTTACTCTCGTTAGGGATACTACATTAGTTAGTTATATGGAACATCTTGAGCGAATGGGATTACAACCAGGTGTTGATTATAATTATATGAAAGCGGAAAACAAATTAGTATTCTCTAATAAATCAGAAATACTATTCCGTCATTTAGAGGAACCAGATAAACTTAAATCTTTAAACTTAGGTTTTGTAGAATTGGAAGAGATGAGTGATGTACCACGTAGTACATTTGATATGTTGTTAGGTCGTCTTCGTCAACCTCGTAAGCCAGATTGGGGAGAAGGATTTAAGTACAGACTATTTGGTCATACAAACCCACAAGAAACAAAAGGTTGGATATACGAATACTTCGTAGATAATAAGCCAAGTAACTATAGAAGGATACTTGCTCCAACTACAGAAAACGCCAAGAACTTACCTAAAGGATTTATAGAGTCAATGAAAGAACGTTACTCTGAAGAATACTTTAAGCGTAATGTACTAGGCGAGGATATGGATTTTATTTCAGGACTAGCCACTAAAGGATTTAATAGAAGCGATAACATATCTGAAATAATAGAGATAGATAAAACAAAACCAATATACATAGCCTGCGACTTTAACACAGATCCTATGTGTTGGTATATAGCTCAACATTATAACAATATAATTTATATCTTATATGAGTTGGTTGAAAACTTTACAGATACTCTTCATCAGACTAGAGTATTAGGAGAACTATTAACAGAGACAGGATTCCTACATCATGAGATAATAGTTACAGGAGACTGTTCTGGTAGATACGAAAAGACAACTGGTAGTGATTATAAGATAATGAGAGCAGAGTTAACTAAGATGGGATTTACTAATGTAAGCTTTGATGTTGGTAGATCTAACCCACCTATAACATATAGATACAACTGTTGGAATAATATGATGAGAGATAGGGATGGAATTCCTAGAGTTATTATTCGTCCAGAATGTAAGTATCTAATATATGATATAGAGAACTTAGTTCAAGAAGAAGGTACTGGTAAACCTAAGAAACCTTCCACATACCAAATGAAGAATGATCCTAAAGCTAAATATCTAACGCATCCTACTGATGCTTGTGGTTATATATCAATGAGATATTATCCTATTAAAAAGGAAGTATCACCTCTTCAAGAGTATGAGGGAATAAAGAAAGATGTTTTTGGTAGAAATAAATACGAATATAAGATTGGATTAAAATGAGATTTTATTATTACAAAGACGACAACAAAAAAGAAATAAGAAAAATAGATAGAGATAATATCTGCGAAGATATTGATAACAAAGCAAAGCTTTGGGCTAAAGATACAGAAGAAGTAAGAGAAGATTACGATAGAGTAGTTAGAGAAATATATCCATCAGCAAATGAATATAAAGATCAAGTTAAAATGATACCTGATGTATATGAACAAAGACAATCTCTAAGAGCAAACATATTTAAATCTGTTTATCAAAACTATGATGGTATGTTTGATATAGAAGGACTAGATCCTCAATCTCATGAGATGTGTGCGTTGTTAAAATCAGCATTGGTATATGATGGATACAAAATAGATTTACAATCAACATTAGATAAAATATTAGACGACTATATTGATAAAGGTGAAGCAGCTTGGTTCTCACATTGGACTACAAAGGTAGAACGTCAACGTTCACAAGAAACTATTCCTATGTTTGATGACTTAGGTAATCCAATTGGATATGAAGTTGAGAATAGAGCAGAAGATGTAGTTGTATACGAAGGAGCTGATATAGATCGTATAGATCCTTTAAACTTATTCTTTGATAAATCACAAAGATCTCATTGGGAATCATGCGGTAAGATATATAGAGAGTTTGTTCCTTTAAGTTATATTTTATCAAATAAAGAATATAAACTTACTAGAGAAGAAATAGCAGATCTTAAAGATATGGTTACTCAATCTAATAAGAATAATGTATCAGATTATTCAGATGAATATCATGATTTAGATACAAAGGTTATAGGCTCAACAGTTGAAGTAATGGAATATTATGGAGACTATATGATGCCTAATGGAGACGTTGCTCGTAACGTTATAATAACAGTTATTGCTGGTAAATATCTAGCCAAGTTAGATGAAAGTTTATACCCTATATGTCCTATTGGATATACAGCTTATAACGAAAGACCAGATAGCTTAAGAGGACAAACACCATTAAAGCCTGCTTTATTACTTAATGAATTAGAAAACAAATGTATGGACTTAACTATGGAGTCTTGGTTGTTATCTACTAACCCTCCAATGTTAGCTCAAAAAGGTTTCTTAAATAAAGGTATAGTATACGAACCAGGTGGCGTAATAGAATATAATGTAGATACATTAGAAGAACCTGGAAGATTACCACAACCACTTTCATTCTCTGCTGGTCTTAGAGGATTTGAATTCCAAGATTACTTTAAGAGAAAGATGGAAGGTGCAACTGGTATATCACCTTATATGCAAGGTACTGGTGGTACAGGAGGAGTTAGAACAGCTTCTGAATCAACTTATATTTATTCTGGTCAAACAACTAGATTAAGTAGAGAAGCTTATCTATTCTCACATAATGTTGTAGTTCCTATCATATGGGCTATATTTAAATTAAAGAAAGAATACCAAACTACCGATGATGTTGTACCTGTAGTTAAAGATGGTATTCAAGATTTTTATAATGTTACTGAAGAAGTAAGAAACGGTAATTATGTATTTATGATTGGCAACGCTCAAACATCTGTTGAAAGAGAACAATCTATTATGAAGTTATTCCAATTAATGGGAGCGCCTGCATTCCAATCTATAGTACAAAGACCAGAGTTCCCTGCTGGAGATTTCTTTATCTGGGTATTAAATGAATTGAATTATAGACAAACTAATACATTAACAAACTCTTTAGGTATTAGACAAGCTATAAGACAAGAAGCAAATGCTAGAGGAATACCAGAAGGACAAATGGGTCAATATGTAAATGATATGGAAAGTGGTATCAAAGGTGCTATTCCTGAGTTTGCTAATATGTTAGAAGAACAACAAGCAGAAGGAGAAATACCTGTTCCTAAAGATGTGGTACAACAAGTAAGAGAAGATATGATAGTATAGGAGGATTTATTTTATGGTACAAAGTTATTTAGAAAGTAACGCAAAAAAGAAAGTTGCATCTAAAGAAGAAAAAAAAGAAATACGCGAAATGTTATTAGACCATAAAGAAAAATACGAAAAGTTTAGAAGATTATGTGATAGCCAAGACTGGAAAGATTGTAGAGATTTTATTAAAGATGAAATATACAGTGGATTAAGTCTTAACCCTGGTGAACCTGGCGTAGGTGATTGGTGGTTGAAATACTGCTGGGGACTTAAAGCTTGTATTGAACGTATAGAATCTCACGCAAAGAAATATGATGACGCTATCGCAGAATTAAGTAAATAGTTAAATAGAAAGGAAAAGTAATGGCAGAAGAAATTACAAATACGGTTGCTGACGAAACTCCAGTAGCTCCTGTAGTGAACGAAGAAAATACCGCAGTAGACCAAGAACCTCAAGTACCTGAACAAGAACCAGTTGATGTACCTGATGAAAATAGTAATGAAGAGCAAGCACAAGATGTTGTAGATGAAAAGAAAGAGGATGTAACACCTCAACCTACATTAGAAGAGTTACAAAGCAAACTAAAAGAATATGAAGTTCGAGATGAAGAAGAGCGTATGTTAAGAGAGCAATTAGGCTTACAAGATATAGATGCTCGTTCTTACGAATTCATGAATTTAGATCAACAAATAGTTAATGAAGGTAAGCAAGTTTATTTACGCTTATGTAATGAGTTTGGTGTTGATTCTAACCCAGATAAGATAGATGCTTCTATTGAAGCTCTAAAACAATCAGACCCAGCTAAGGCTTATGAATTCCAAAGAAGATTTGAAAGCTTAAGTGATGAGGTTATTAATAAACGTAATGTGGTTAAACAACAAACAGCTTTTTACGAAGTAAATAAGTTTGCTAATGATTACAACCAAATACTTACAGCTGCTCCTGCATTAAATAATATTCTAACTCAATATGTTCAAGCATATGCGGGTAATACATCTGATATGTATGGACAATTAAAAGAAGTTATGAATATAGTTTTACCAGCTTATAAAGAAGCCTTCAATGCTGGTAAGCAATATGCATTACAAGACAAAGCAAAGAAAGATACTACTCCTGTTAGTGGTGGTATAGCAACAGCTAATACACAATCTTATTCTGCTGGCAATGTATTTACTAGAGAACAAATAGCTAAGATGAGTACAGAAGAATTTGCTAAATACGAAAACGTAATCAAACAACAAATGGCTGAAGGCAAAATTCATTAGAAAGGAAATTATATAATGACTGCTGAACAAGTAAGAAGAATTAAAGGTGGTGTAATTGGTGGCTTTACTCCAGTACAAGCTAGAGTAGTTGCTGATGAAATCCCTGAAGGTTTAGAAGTTGGAGAACACAAACTTGGTATTAAAGTTCCTGCTGGACATTTTATCTATGGTGTATCGTTAAGAAACGTTAAAGATGATTTAGTAGGAGCTGGTGCAGTTCTTGGAGTTAAAATAGGAATGGTTGCTGAATTACAAGATGTAGCTATTGATACTATTAAAGGTGTTGGTATTGCTAAAATTGTAGAAGAACCTCTTTGTTTAGAAGAAGATGCTGAACTTTTATTAGAAGTAGCTGACGCTCCAATCGAAAAAGGCACATTAGATATCGGACTTATTTACGGTTAATAGAAAGGAAATAAATTATGGCAAATAATGTTAATGCTTTTGTTCCTGAATTTTATTCACAAAAGCTTTTAAAAGAGTCTAAAGAAATGACAGACTTCAAAAATAATATGACTAACAATGATTGGGAAGGTGAAATCAAATCTGCTGGTGATACAGTTCATATTTGTACTCCTGACTTATCAAACATCACAATCGGTTCTGGTGTAGTTCCTACAACAACTGATGTATATCCTACATCATTAACTTTGGTTATTGATAAATCTCAAAACTTCCAATTCAAATTCAATGATATTGAACAAGCTCAATCTCAATTCAATATGATGGAAGGTTACATGAGCGCAGCTAACGAAGCTATGATGGTTGAAGTTAACAAAGAATTAGAACTTGCTGTATTGAACGACGTAGACGTTCCTGAAGTAGGTACACATTCAGCTCCTATCGCAGCTACATCAGCTACAATCGTTGCTTTCTTCAACAAAATCAAACGTACATTAATGGGTAATAAAGCATTATCTCCAGCTGGTTTCTATACATTCAAAGGTAATAAAGAACAAGCTTTACAATTAGCTCCTGTTGTTACTATGGGTGCTGGCTTATTTGAACAATTAGTTAATTCAACTCAATTAACTCACCCAACTGTTCAAGGTGATGATGTATTATACAAAGGTGTTGTTGGACAAATCGCTGGTATGAAAATATTCGTTGATACTTTATTAGATGGTATCACTGCTGGTGAATGTGCTGAACACTATGCTGACGAAGCTAACGGTGAATACATTGTAATCGCTGGTACTAAAATGGGTATCACATTTGCTGAACAATACAACAAAGTTGAAAAGATCAGAGACCCACAAACATTCGCTGATATCGGACGTGCTTTGTACCTATATGGTTACAAAATCACTAACCCTAAATCACTTGTTAAGGGTACTGTTAAATTATAGTAGTAGGGGGATTTATTCCCCCTTCTATTTTACTATGTAGGAGTATTAAATGGGACGTAACTATTTTGATTTATGTAACGAGGTTATAAACCTTATGAGCTACCTACCAGCTAAAACAATGGATGATTTAAATACTCCAGAAGGTAGGCTAATAAAACAAAAGATGAATGAAGTTCTAAGAGAAGTTTGTTTAGGAGAACACGATACTTGGAAGTTCAGAGAAAAGAAAAAACATTTTTATACAGCAGAAGGTAAAAGAGAATACGAATTACCTGAAGGCTATATAACTTATATAAGACCTGATGATGAAACTAATAGACCTCCTTTAATATATAATATGGAGCATAAGTATTTACCATTATCAAGTACTGGTACTCCAGTATATTATTGGATAAGTGAAGATAAAATAAAACTATTCCCAGTTCCAGGAAAAGAACAGGATGGTGATAAATATACTATAAGATATCTAACAGACAATTGTGCTGTAGATAGAGATGGTTGTGAAAAAGAAATATTGGTAGATGGAGATGATGAACCAATCATTCCAGAGAAATATAGAACAATACTTGTATATGGTGTTGTAAGAGATTTTAGAGCTTCTAGGGGAGATGCTAAATCAGAATTCTATAGACAGAAGTTTAACGCATTATATAATAAAATGTTAAGCAACCAAAGATTAACAGAAGATTACTTTAGAGGTGGTAAGGTATTAGGTGTTAGACCTACATCACTAGAAGCAAAGATAGCTGCTTTTAGAAACCCTTACGTAACAAACATTAGAGGATTAAATGGCTAGATTAAGTTCAAAAATTTCATACTATGATTTAACTGGTGGTATCAATAATACATTCTCTCCTGAAACAATTAATTCAACGCCAAGAAAAACAGAATCTCCTGATATGGTTAATATAGAATACTTTAAACTTGGTGGTATTAAAACTATGGAAGGTAACACTATGTTTGGAGACAAACAAGATAATAGTGTTGTTGGTGGTTGGGAATATACAAAAGGTAATAATAAGTATATGTTGATTGCGTTACGCAATGGACAGATTAAAATATATAATCCTGTAACTGATTCATTTGATTTAATATATACATTCTCTCATTCTTCTGATAGAGTTAGTTTCTGTAATATGAATAACGGTGTTGTTATTACTAACGGGTTAGATGATTTAGTATTCTATGAGTATGGTAGAAAACAAATATTATCAGGTAGCGTATCAACAACCGAAGGATCTAAAGCTGTAGTTGGTGTATCTACAAAGTTTACAGTAGAATTAAAACATGGAGATACAATATATATTGGATCTAATAAATATACTGTAGATACAATAGAGAATGATGAAAACTTTATAATATTAGAAGATGCAGTTACAACATCTCAAGATGAAAACTTATACTTAGCAGAAATAAGCCAATGCAATGCAACTCTAATCAACGAAGAGGATCCAGATGTATCAACTCCGATAAGAGGATTAGCTATACAATATTATAATGGTAGACTTTGGGTTGGTACCGACAATGGTGTATTTTATTCACAGATAGGTTTATATAATGGTTGGGATATACATTATGATGCTGGTGTCTTATATTCTATATATAATGATAGTAGCGAAGTTAAAGCATTAGGTTTGTATTCTGATTATATGTTAATCCATAAAGAATTCTATACTTATATCCTTAACTGTTCTGGATCTAGTGAAACAATAACTGTATCACCTTACTCTAACGTAAGCTGCGATAGTCAACAATCTTGGATAGTAAGTAATACTAAGTACTTTGTATTCTCTAAAGAAAATATGGATATATATCCTCTTACTCAAAGAACTGTATTTAGTGATAAATATATTGGTGAAGCTTTAACAAAGAAAGTAAGAGATGTATTCCAAAACTTAAGAGATAATGATTTAGATAAAATATTCTGTGTTAGTTATCCTAAGAAACGTTGGATGATATTCTATATGCCTATGGTTGATCAATTAGGTAGTGGATATGGATTAGTATTTGATTGGCAAACCAAATCATTCTTAACAAGAAAAGTACCTCAAAACGTAACAGTTGCATTTAACTTTGATAACAATGTTTATATAGGTACAGATGATGGATATGTATTGAAAGAATTTAATGGAACAAGCTTCAATGGAGATATAATAAATGCTTACTATAAATCTCCTTGGTTCGATTGGTCTGATGGATATACACAATCATTCTCAGAATTCGCTATAGAAATAGCAGATGATTATGGTCAAAATTTTTATATACGTACATTTAAAGATGTTGTATCACCATACGAAGATAGAGTATTAACATCTGATTTACTATCTGGAGATGCTTTAATATTTGATGGTATAACAGATATACGAGATAACAATACAACATGGGATAATGATAACTGGGTATCTTCTGGATTCAACCATATACGTATGTTGTTACCAAACCAAGTATTTGATAAGTTCCAATTAGAAATTGGTACAAACGCAGAGAACCAATCATTTGCAATATATGGATATCAATTCAGAAGAATAGAAACAGATGAAGCACCATGGTAGAAAGGAGTATATAATGGAACGAAAATTTGACTTTGTCGAAGTTACATTAGATGCTAAAGATTATGATAAAATAAAAGAGGTATATCGCCTCCACAAAGAACAAGCTAATAAACTATTTGATTTATCTTGTAAGATTTCAACAGATGAAAAGATTATGGAATTAATAAAAGATAGAATAGAATATGATACTGTATTATTAGCTATAGATAAAGATACAAATAAATATGCTGGATGTATAACATTCTATGATATGAAGATATATAATAATATGATAGTTAATACAGAAGTACATCCAGTTATAAGTAAGAAGTATTGGGGACCTAACTCAAGAACTTTAATAGAAGATTGTTATAAGTTTGTAGAAGAGAATTGGTTACCAATAAACAGAATAGAAGCTAAAGTTCCTTCTAATAATTATGGTGTTATTAAACTACTTAAGGATGTTGGATTTAAAGTAGAAGGTACTTGTAGAAATAAATATATATTTAAAGATAAGAATGGTGAAGAGAAATTTTATAACCAACTTATTTATAGCGATATAGATAGACGCAAGGAGAAATAAAATGGGAGATAGTCCTAAGCACGCACAATACGAAGAGATGAAGGATACGCCTTGGATATCACAAGCTAGACAAATAGCTGATATAGGTGGTCAAGGTGTCCTTGATAACTATAACAAGGTTAATACATTTGATGAAGCAACTAGAAAATCTCTTGAAGCTAGAAACAATGCAGTATATCAAAGAGCATTTGGAGATGCAGAAAAAGCCTACACAGATATAATGAATAAGTATGCTGGCAAGAATTATAATCAATTTGGTACACTTAATGCTACAGCTCCATCATACATAACAGATCAATATAGAAAAGATTTCCAAAGACAAATGGATGATTTAGCTTATAACAAAGCTATTAATTATGATACGTTAATGGATAAAGAATTACAACGTAGATACAATACATTAAATATGTTTGGTAATATGTATCAATATGGACAAACTCCTTACCAACAAGATGTAATGAATTGGAATACTAGAAATACTAATAAAGATATTGATTATCAAAATGCATTAGTTGCTTCTCAAGGTAATTCGTTCCTTAATAATTTAATGAGCGGAATTGGTACTGGACTTGGTACAGCAGCTATGTTAATATAGGAGATTACAATGGCATATAATAATAGTAATATGATGGCTAATTTGTTAGCTGGAGGATTTGCTGGTCTTGGAGAAATGTTACAAGGTAATAGACAAACTCCATATGTTATAGCTAACTGGGCTGGAAATGGTTTGGCTCGTACTGGAGTAGGTGTAATGAATAACCCTAGATATAGAGATTGGGGTAGCCTAGGTACAACATTAGGAGCAGGATTAAATCAGCTAATGGGTCAAGATAATAACGGTTTTAATAAGTCTAATTTATTTATGAAATCAGGACAAGATATACTAGGTAGACTTGCTGGCATGACACAGAACGCTGGTAGCAAGATACATGATATGTATAGAGGAATGTTAAATAAAAGATTTGGTAACGTTGGCGACTTTGCTAACGATATAGTTTAGGAGAATATAATGGTAGATTATAACGATATATTACAATACGCAAAGAGATATAGAGGTAGAACTCCTATAGATGTTAATAAATTATTTAATCTTCCTGGTACTGGATTTCAACTAGGAGAATCTGGTCCATTAGTTGGAGGTAAAAACCTACCATCAACAAGAGTTGCATATACTCCAAATATTGTAAAGGCACAACCAAGCAATATAGCTAAAGCTGAAGAGATAGATAAACTATTTAATAAAACAAAAGATATAGCTAAAGAAGTTGGTAAAACTGGAGCTAAAGCTTCTATAGGAAAAACATTAGCAACATATGCTCCATTTACATCAGACTTTGTTGATTTAGGTGCTGGAATTAGAAGCGTAAGAGAAGGTCATCCTTATGTTGGGGCTGGTCAAATTGCACTAGGTCTAGGTGGTTTAGGTATTGATACGCTATCCGCATTAGGAGCTCCATTAACTGGTGGTGGTTCTATATTAGGAGGAGCTTTACTTAAACAAGGTGGCAAGCAATTAATAAAACAAGGTGGTAAACAGTTACTTAAGAACGCAATTAAATTACAGGGCGGTAAACAACTTGGTGCTGTAGCTAGACCTATTGAAACTACATTATTAGAATTATTAAAAGGTAATGATGCTACAGATACAGATAATGTTACTCCAGTTACAACGGAAGATACATCGATCAAAGGTAACATCACTCCTATACCAGAAGGAGATATTCCATCAGCTGGATTAAACTATGATTTACCTCCTATCGAACAAATAATAAATCAAGCACAAGCTGGTTATACACCAGAAGGATTAGAAGCAGTTGATATTAATCAAGATATTCAATTACCACAAAGTGGTCCAAGTTCTAATCTACAAGCTTTATTAGATTTATATAAACAACAAGTTGATTTAACAACACCTTATAGACAAGGTCTTAGAGATTATATAGACAATTATAAAGCTCTACAAAGACAAGGTCAATTGCAAGATCTTAAGAGCGCTGGATGGGCAGGATGGACAGGTAACAATGCATTTACAAATATGATTGGTAGATATAATCCTGCTGATATAGAAGCTAAGAAATTAGATTTAATTAATACTTTAGCTCAAAGTCAACGTGCAGATCTTCAAGGAGCAAATGAATTAGTTGGTAATGTTGCTCTAGCAGAACAAGCTGGATTACCTTCAGAAGCTGCTTTTGCAAATAAAACGTTATTGAATACAGCTAGTGCATTAGGCAAAGCTAATATATCTGCTGATGCTAAAAAGTATTATGCAGATACAATTACAAGAGCTAAGTTAGTTGATAACTATTATGATAGAGAATTAAAGAAAGCAATAGAAGCTGGTAGACAAGACTTAGCAATTAAGATACAAGGAATGAAGAATACAAACAGAATACAAACAGCCATAATAACTGGTTCTGCATTTGGAGATTTAAATTCATTATTCAATACATCTAATCTTTTAGGTGTTACTGATATACCTCAAAGCGAAATACCACAACCAATAGATATTAATAGTCTTTTAAAATAATAAGGATTAACAATGGAATTATTAGATACATTATTTTCTTTACCAAGCAACGCAGCTGAAGATCTACGTTCACTAGGAACTGGATTAAGAACTGCTGGTGCTGAATTTATAAAACCTATAGTTGACGTATCTAGCGAAGTTTATACTGCTCCTAAAGGTCAAAAAACAGAAGCTATCAAGAAAGCATTTAAGAATGCTGTCGATAATGATAGAACACGAAGACTATTAAAAGGAGCAGCTATTGGTGCAGGTGTTGGATCTACAATAGTACCTGGTATTGGTACATTAGGTGGAGCTATTACTGGTGGATTAGCTGGAGTATATGGTCCAAAGAATTTAGCTAACGCTACTCTATCAACATATAATACTTCTATAGAAGATATACTTAGTGGTAATATTAACCCAAAAGAAATGGTTAAAGGAGCATTATCTCATCCAGTATATACAGCATTAGATTTAGCTGGTGTTGGAGGATTAGGTAAATCAATAGGTAAAACATCTAAGGTTGGTGTAAAATCAACCAGAGCACTAGAAGAATTATTACCTGGCAAAGAGCTCTCTGAATTCAATAGGGAATTAACTACAAGTAAACTATGGAGCCAAGCTAGACAAGCTGATGTATATGGTTCATATAACGTATTATCGTCTAAGCCATTAGCAAAGAGACAAGAAATTGTTAAGAAGATAACTACTAGTGAAGGTAAGTTATCAGATAAAGATAGTCAACTAGCAGATAATATTATAAAAGACCTAAGGACCAACGAAGAGAGATTAGCTCAACTAGGAATGTTAGATAAAGATTTCTCTAGGAATAATACAGTTGCTCAATATGTAATGAGTAATATTTCTAGTAAATCAAATCTACTTCATAAAGATATATTAGATATTATTGATTTAAGAGAGCTAAGACCTGTAGCTAAAGAAATGTTTAAGGATAAGGCTCTAGGAGCCTCTATATTAAAACTTATTGATAAAGGAGAGGATTTATATGATCAAGGTAAGATAGCATTGTTAACGCAACAGCTAGCACCTTCTGTTGATCCTTTAGGAAATGTAACGGCTCGTCAATTTAATTTAGCTAATCAAGAATACTTAAGATATCCTAGAGTTATAGGTAGATCTACACCAGAACAACTAGGTAACGTATTAGATGAAAGTATTAAGTTACAACTAGATAAGGTTGCACAATCAAGACAAGGTATAGATATATTCTCTGATGCTTTAGATAGTAAGCTTATAGGTGATTTATCAAAAGAAGAAAAAGCTACAGCTGTTAAAGCTTTTAGAGATTCATTAGCTAAAGATATACAAACTGGAGTATATCCTGATTTACAAAAAGCATTAAAGAATTCAGCTATAGAGAAAAAGATAGAACGTAAGTTTTATAAAGCTCTTGAAGGTGTAATGAGAAAACCTACATCTAGTGCATTGCAAAGATTCTTAAACAGCTGGAAGAAAACAGTACTAGGTAACCCAGGATGGATAATGGGTAACAGATTAGGTAACTGGAGCAATAACGCTATAGAAGGTGTTACTCTTGCAGATTATGCAGATGTTAAGAAGTATAGAGATTTAATACCTAACCAATTAAAACAACAAACATCATACAATAGTTATATCAATATGGGTGCTGAAGGTATAGGTAAAGTAAGTGCTTCTTCTGCTATAGCAGAACCAATTGTTCAAATACAAAGAGGTATAGGAGCATTTAAAGAAAGCGATAAAGGTTTGGGTGCTATAGGTAAACTTGCATCTGAATTAGTTGGAGGTACTTCTAACTTAACAGCTAACCCATTCTTTAAGGCAGAAGCTGGTTTAGAGTTAATGGATAGATCTGCTAACTTTATAAGACAAGCTAAACGTTATGCAGAGAAGAATAAGATGAGCGTAGAAAAAGTTCTTAAGTTATCAAACAAGGACAAAGCAGTATTTAACGAATTAAATACTCAAGTAAATAAATCGTTAGGTGATTATTTTGGTAAGAACTATGCAGCTCCTCAATCTGTTCATGAAGTCTTAGGAGAGTTGTTCCCGTTCTATAGATTCCCTCTACAAACAGCACGTACAACATTCCACCAAGTAGCTAACAACCCATTAGCATTTGCTACTAATATAACAATACCTGCAAGAGGTGGTAGTATGATGTATAACAATTTGGCTAGTGCGTTAAATCTAGATAAAGAAAAATATAAAGGTGGATTGCCTTATAAACAAGAGGATAAGAATATAAGAACATTTGGTTTAACTCCTGTTCCTATCGGTATTATAGGTGAAAGATTTGCAGATCCAAAAGAATTGGCAAGTATGTTAAACCCTGTTATAGGTTCTATCCCAGATATACTTGAATATAAGAAGTTTGGAAAAACACCTACTTCACCTACGCTAACAAAACTAAAATTAATCAATCCTTCTCTAGCAGATAAGTATCAAGGTTCTAGTAGTGATAGAGCATTATATGCTTTAAACACATTAATAGGAAACGTATATAATCCTTGGATACTATTAAATAGATATGGAATGAATATAGCTGGTTTAATAAGTGGTAAAGGATCTCAAACTCCTTACGATACAAATGTATGGAGACAAAACCCAGAGACATATAAGAAAACATTACCTGTAGAATTACTAGGTAATATACTTGGAGTTACTACTCAAAGCAATTATCCAGCAATAAGGGAATCTTTACGTAAAGCAAAAGCAAATAGACGTAAAATAAACTACACAAAACAAAACATAATAAAACAGAAAGGAAAGTAACAGATGAGTATAAGTAAACCATTTACTTTTACAGCAGGTACTAAGGCTAGAGCAAATGAAGTTAATACTGATTTTGATATTTTATATAGCCAAGTAAATACTAACATCTCAGATATAGCACAAATTAATAGAGATGTTGGAGAACTAGAATTAAATAAAGCGGAGGTTAACGGTTCTTCTACTCAACGATTTGCAGTAGCAGATGCAGTATCTCCTGCAGACGCTGTTAACAAACAATCATTAACTAAATCAATAACAAACATATTAGATTATATATCTGGATTAACAATAGAAAAAGATACTAATTCTCCAAACGATACTATATTAGTTAACCCAGGAAGTTGTTATGATAATGAAAAAGAAATTGTATTAGTACTTAGCGATATAACTTCTAAACAAAATTTAAATCAAGGAGCTAATGTTACTTATTATGTTTATATTATAGGTAGCGCTACTGGTAGTTCTATTGATATATTAATATCATCTAGTTCCGTTGAACCTACTCTACCTACTGGATATACTAAGTTTAGAAATATAGGTAGCTTTAAAACTAATAGTTCAAACAATATAGACTCTATTTTTAACATAGGCCTAAATAATTCAATACCATCTAGCGTATCAAATGTTGTTTCGTATAATACTTCTGGTTCATCCGGGTATATGAAATTTAGTAGCGGCTTAATAATACAATGGGGTAGAGTTGGAGGAATGGGAAACGGAAACACTGTTACTGTTACTTTGCCAACGAGTTTCGCTACTACAAACTATTCTGTTGTTGGTTCTACAACTTATCAACAATCTGCAGGAGACAAGAGGTCAACATGGTCTACTGATAGTTACAATGTAAATAACTTTATGATGGTTAGCCATTTCGAACAATATGGTGGTAATACTATTTTTTGGACAGCAATAGGAGTTTAACATGGAAATAAAAGCTATTTTAGAATATCCATTCACAGAGAATGATAGACTTATATTTATAGAAAAATATAATTACAATTTGCATTATGACATAATAGAAAAAGATAATTTAATAGAAGCGTGGGGATATACAAAAGAGGAGGAAGAAGAACAGGAACGTAAAAGGATACAATCTTTAACTTGTACAAAGAGAGTATTAATATTAATGTTGGAAGAATTAGGATTAGATTATTTCAACCAAATACAACCTCTAATAGAAGCTAATAGACAAGCTAAGTTAGAATGGGAGCTTGCTAGCGAGTTATTACGTAGCAATCCTCTTATAGATGATATCGGAAAACAATTAGGTGTATCTCATGAACAATTAGATTTATTATTTAGATATGCTAATGGAGAGATATCAAAAGACGAATTCATGCCAACTGTAAAGGAGATTAAATAATGGCTGAACTTAAAGTAAATATAAAACAAGGTGAAGAACTTAATATAGGATTTACAATAAGACAAGATGGTGTACCATTAGATTTATCAGATTATAAAGTTTTGTTTCAAGTTAAACGATCTCCTTTAGAAAGTGCTAAGGCTATTGTTGATAAAGTTATAACAACAACATCTGATATTAATAATGAGGGTATAATTAATTATCCTCAACAAGGACAGTTTATAGTCCATATAAATAAGGAAGATAGTTCTTTTCCTACTGGAGAATATAGTTTAATTATAGCATTAGATGCTCCTCATCTTACAGATATTATATCTAGTAAATGTTGTAATAAAGCTACTTACAGAATATGTGAACAATAGGAGTTATAATGAGTAACGATTATAATATAAATATATCTGGTCAACCAGAATATGTAATAGAAATGATTAATCCTCCAGAGTATATTCTTGAATTAAACGAACAAGGACCTCAAGGTGCTCAAGGAGAAATGGGACCTCAAGGTCCTCAAGGAGAGATAGGACCACAGGGTCCACAAGGAGATGCTGGTCCAGCCAATACATTATCTATAGGTACAGTAACAAAAGGAGAAGAGGCTGAAGCTACTATTACAGGAGAATCACCAAATCAAACTCTTAATCTTGTATTACCAAAAGGGGATAAAGGAGAAAGAGGAGATAAGGGAGATATAGGAGATATCGGTCCAGTAGGTCCTCAAGGTCCACAAGGACCACAAGGTATTCAAGGTATGCAAGGACAAGTAGGTCCTCAAGGACCTCAGGGTGAAATTGGTCCTATTGGTGTATCTGTAGTTGGAGTAGAAGAAATATCTAAAGTAGGATTAGTTGCTACATATAGAATGTATTTCTCTAATGGCGAATACTTTGATTATCAAGTAACAGATGGTTCTGTAGAAGGAGTAACAAGAGGACAGATAGTATCATTACTAGGATTTGAACCAGCAAGTTATACTTCTGTAGAAGGACTAACAACTAGAGTAGATGTATTAGAAGAAAGAATAGAAGACTTAACTGTTTCAAAATTCCCTAACGCAGTTATAATAGGTACTCCTCATATAGAAGGTGGACAAGTTAGTGACTTTTCTAGTAGTAGTTATTTACAATTCCCTTTTGTTGATATATCTCGTGGATTACCTTTTGATATATATTTTAGTTTTACAACTGCTAATGATATAACAACACAACAAAATGTATTAGATGGTTATTTTGGAATAGCTCTTGCGGTACAGAATGGTAAAGGTATTATGGCTTTATCATCAAATGGTACTTCTTGGGATATAGGTACTTCTATTGGTACAAATAACTTACAACCAAATACAACATATTATGTTAAATATAGCTGGACTGGTACAGAATATAATGCAAGCTTATCATTAGACGACCAAACTTATGTACCAGATATGGTGTTAGCAAGTAACAAATCACCACATAAGACAACAATATTTATAGGTGGTAGTCCAAATATATTTGGTCCTGCGTCAGCACATCCATTTAAAGGTACAATAAACTTTAATAAATCTAGAGTTGTAGTTAATGGTATTACGGTTTGGGAAGGTATGGCAGATGTTGGTTTAGCTTCTAGAGCTAACGTATCTCTTAATAACTTAGATGAGGTTGGTGAAGCTAGGTTTACAAACTTACAATCTGCAATAGATTTAAAAGCAGATAATAGTAACGTAGTTCACAGAACTGGTGATGAAACTATAGCGGGAAAGAAAACTTTTAACTCAAATATAGGTTTGACTTCTGGTAAACAAATAATAGACACAACTACAAACAAAACAGTATTTGGTAGAGGTTCATCTTCTCAAACTTTCTTTGTAGGTGCTCCCGAATATTCTATGACGTTTAGAGGTTCAGACGAAAGACCTACATATACAACTCCTACAACATCAAAATACTTAGCGTTAAAGGATGATGTTGATTTAAAACAAAATGTACTAGTATCAGGTACTAATATCAAAACATTAAATAATGAAAGTATCTTGGGTAGTGGAAATATTGAAGTTAAATCTGCTCCCGACTTAGATAATATAACTATAAACAAAAATTCGTCTGACGAGCTACAAGCAATAGGTGTGGTGGACAAGAACTCTGGTAATTCTATTTACTATTGGGTAGGTACCAAAGCAGAGTATGAAGAACAAGATATAGCTACACAACATCCTGATTGGGTATGCTATATTACTGATGATGAAAATATACAAGGTGGCTTAGAAGTATGCGACATCGGGACTGCATTATACGTTGACGAGTCAAAAGGTTTAAGACGCTATCTTAACGGTACTACTGTTGCTATCAATACTAATACACAAGCATTTTTAGATAGGTTGAAAGCAATCAGAACACTTAACCCTGAATACTTTACAGATGAAGCAACTTGGCAAGCAGAAGCATTATTAAATATTGACGGATGTGTTTATAAGTTTGTTATTGATGAAAATGCTGGCACAATCAGATTACCCAAATATCCTGAATACGTGGAAGTTACTAATGATAAATTAGCTGTAGTTGGTAATGGGATGACGCTTGGTTTGACTGCTGGTAATAATACAGTAGGTTCATTATATAATTCAAGTAATGGTTTTGTGTCTACTTTAAATGGTTATGGTGTACCAGTCGGTACAACTGGTTTAAATACTACAGGACAACAGTTAGGTACTACTATTGGTGTTGGCATAACCACAGACGGCACAAAATCTGGTATAGAAACAGACTCAACAGGTGTTACAAAGTTAAAACTTAGATACTTTATCCAAATTGCAACAGGTCAAGAAACTGAAGTAAATATTGTTAATACAATTGAACTTAACAACCCTTATTCACTTCTTGATAGCAAATATTCAGACCACGAGTTGAATAATATCTCTTGGTTACGTTCAAACGGTCAATTTAATAGTGGTACTGTACATGTAGATGCTTACAACTTGTTACTAAAACTCTACAACGGCACAGAAACTATCGAAGGCATAACAGTTAAAGCATTAGGCGATAGCACAATTACTGATTATGACTTTGTTATTGATACAGCAAATACACAGTTTAAGTTGCCTTTGAAATCAAAACTTGCAAGTGGTAAGGCTGTTGTTGGTAATGGAATGGCATTGGGTTTAACTGATGGAAATAATAACTTTGGTGTAGGTGAGTCTAATTCAAATAGCAAAGAAGCGTTATACGGCAGAGTTGGATTTTATGGAAACCAAACTGGTGCTACTGGATTTAATACAGGTAATTATCCTACTTATAATGTACCATTAGGTATAACCACCGACCCAACAAAATCTGGTATCGAAACCGACACAACTGGTTTATACCTTTATTACTACGTTGGCGAAACAGTACAAAATGCTAATTTAATTGACGCAGGTAGGATTGTGGAAAAGTTAATTGATAAAGTTGATTATGCCAATACACAATGGGCTGTTAATGCTTGTATACCGGATTACGCTAATGGAATTGTACGCGATATGGGCAGCACTGTAACAAGTGCGACATTTACTGCTCCAGCTGACGGATTAATTTGGATTAGCATTAAGGGTACTGGCAATGGTGTAATAAGCAATGCAACTATAAACGGTAATGTGGTTATGCAAGCTAGGGGTATTGGTTCGGGTTATACTCACACTGACTATGGTTCTTTTTTAGTATCAAAAGGAGATGTTATTGTTTTAACCAGTCCGGGGTCGGGGGACTCTGACAACGGTTATAGATTTTTCCCACTGAAAGGAGTTAACTAATGTATTATACAATTCAAGACGGTTCAATATTAAAAGCTGAAACAGAACAGGCTTTAACTAGGTATTATAACAATGTAAAACCGTTACCAATTGATTATGAAGAAGGAAAATACATTGTTGATGGTGATGAGCTTGTTTTAAATCCAAATTATGAACAAGAACTTGCAGAAGAAAGAAAGAAAGCATTTTTGCAAAACTTCTTTGAAATTCCAAATGCAATAAATAATAAAGATTTATATTATAGAAGAATTCCAAAGGGTTATTCTTCAGCAGTAGAATCAATAAATACTGCATTTAATATTGTTGCTACTCTTGGCACTCTTTCTGAAGGTTCATTAATTTTCTATGAAGAACCTGACTTTACAAAAGAAGAAGAATGCACCGAAGAATGGCTTGTAAATCACCAAGTTGTAAGTAAAGCCATGAC